ACTCCCGGCTCGACCGACCTCGGTGCCGCCGGTATTACCGACGTGTTCAGCGATTGCATGGACATGCCCGGTTCAGCCCAGTAAGTTGCCATCCTCTCTTAACAGAGGGTTTTGCAGGTTGCCTTCGGGCAGCCTGCTTTTTGGCAGACCGATTTTTTAAACCTAACGGAGAATGAAGATGGCAAAAAAAGAAGTAGTCGCAGGAATTGAAATCATTGACGACACACCAACAGTTGATCCGGTTTCCCAAGTTGTAGATTTTCGCGAGCTTGCAGCAAGCGAAGCATTTATGAATGAGATGGTTGAAGTCATGGTGCATGCCAGCACTGACGAAAATCAATCGCCTCATGTAATTCTCAACTGCAATGGAACTAATCAACCAATCATGCGCGGCGTGCCAATGCGCGTTCGTCGCAAGTACGTTGAGATCTTGGCCCGTATGAAAGAAACTAAATACAGCCAAGTAACTCGCAACCCAGCAGCGCCTGATCAGATTGACATGATTGCGCGCCATGGTTTGGCATATCCTTTTGAGTTGATGCACGACGACAATCCTCGTGGCCGTGCATGGCTTCAAAACGTTTTAGCCGAACCCGCTTAAACACAGGGTGACCTAGTGAACTATCTCCAGCTTATCAACCGACTGCGCGTGGAGTGCGGCGTCTCTGGCGCCAGCACGCCGCTGATCACCGTTACTGGTTTGACCGGCGAATCCTACCGGATGGCAAGCTGGATCAATAGTGCTTGGGTCGATGTGCAAACGGCCAAGGAAGACTGGCAGTGGATGCGTTATCCAGTGCAATTCAACACGGTCACACAACAACAAATCTACACCCCCACCGAAGCCGGTGTGGGGTCTACTTTTGGAAACTGGAAACGTGATAGTTGGCGCGCTTCGTCTGTAGGACAGAACTACAAAGACGAGCAGCTGATGAACTACATGGATTACACGACGTTTCGCAACCTGTACATGTACGGGAACATGCGCACAACGTATGCGCGCCCTGTGGTCGTCACGGTTGACCCAGATAAGAACTTGGGTTTTGGATCAATACCTGATCAACCCTACGTCATTGTGGGTGAGTACTATGTTCAGCCAACAGAGTTTGTTGCGGCCACTGACGCACCTCCCAGTGTGTTTCCTACGCGCTTTCAAATGATGATCGTCTACAGAGCCATGATGTTCTATGGCGGTTACGAGTCAGCGCCTGAAGTTTATCAGCGCGGTGAATTTGAATTTAAGCGGTTGATGAACCGTTTGGACATTGACCAGCTGCCAACCATTGTCAGCGGTCCACCCCTCGCTTAAAGAGCTCAGATGCCACTGACTACTCCCAAAGTTAATTACGATTTGATCCGTCTTAACGGCGGTTTGGATCAGGTCACGCCAACACTTTCTTTGCCCCCGGGCGTTGTTCGCCGGGCGGCAAACTTTGAGTGCAGCATTACGGGCGGCTACACCCGCGTCGCGGGCTATGAGCGTTTTGATGGTAGACCAAGTCCGTCTTCTGCCAACTACAACATTTTGGTCTTTACGTTTACGGCCACGGTTACGGTTAACCAAACAGTTACCGGCTCTACGTCCGGCGCAACTGGTCGCGTTATCGCGGTCAATACGACCTCTTTGGTTATTACCCGAGAGACCGGGACTTTTGTTGCCGGAGATGTTTTAAACAACGGGTCCGGTTTTGTGGGCACTATTACAGAAGTGCAAGGCGTGGCGGCCGATGGCCTGATTGACGCCCAATACCAAAACCTTGCGGCCGACAACTACCGAGCTGACATCACTGCCGTGCCCGGATCAGGATCTGTTCTTGGTGTAGCCTATTACAACGGCACGACTTACGCTTGGCGAAATAACGCCAACGGCACTGCTGCTGTAATGCACCGGTCAAGCAGCTCTGGTTGGGTTGCTATTGCGCTTGGTTTTCAATTGATGTTTGACACGGGTAAGCATCCGGGTATTGCAGACGGTAACACGGTTGTTGGCAATGCTTCGGGCGCCACCGGCGTAGTCTCTCGGGTTGTAATTGAGTCCGGCACGTTTGCTAGTAATGACGCTGTTGGACGTCTTATCTTTGCTTCGATAACCGGAACTTTCCAAAACAACGAGCAGTTGCGTGTTGGTGGAACTCATGTTGCAGACGCTAATGGCACGCAAGCGGCAATCACTTTAGCGGTTGGCGGTCGTTACGAAACCACTGTTGCAAATTTTGGCGGTGGCACAGCAAATTACAAACTGTATGGTGTAAGCGGGGTAAACAATGCTTTTGAGTTTGATGGCACAACCTATGTGCCCATCAAAACCGGCATGGCTGTTGATACCCCATCACACATCTGCTTTCACAAACAGCATTTGTTTTTGAGCTTTAATGCTTCTGTGCAATTTTCAGCCCTTGGTTTCCCTTACCAATGGACCCCCTTGCTGGGCGCCGGCGAGATTGCAATGAACGCGGAAGTTACTAATTTATTGGTGCTGCCGGGCGATCAATCAAGCGGTGCGCTAGGTGTTTACACTCGCAACGATACCTCGGTGCTTTACGGCACAAGTTCAGCTAACTTCAGCTTATCGACATTTAACTCCGGCACCGGCGCTTTCCCCTACACCGCGCAAAACATGGACCAAGCCTATGTGCTTGACGACCGAGGCATCATGAGCTTGGGGACGTCTTTGAACTTCGGTAACTTCGTGCCAGCGGCGTTGACCATGAACATTCCTAAATTCATTGAGCAGCACCGTGGGCTGTCTGTTGGCAGTACGGTCAACCGAGATAAGGGCCAGTACCGCGTGTTCTTTTCAGACGGATCAGCTCTTTACCTAACAATCCTAAACGGCCAAGTTTTGGGCAGCATGCCAATGCAGTTTCAGCACAACATCAACTGTGCAATTGACAGCGAACAGCCTTCCGGTGGCACGGTTCAATTCTTTGGATCGACTAACGGTTTTGTGTACCAAATGGATTTGGGCACGAGCTTTGACGGCGATCAGATTCCGGCCAACATGAACTTGGTTTACAACTCCATAAAATTGCCACGAATTTTAAAACGTTATCGCAAAGCTGCCGTAGAATTGTCAGGGGATTCCTACGCCGAAATTCAGTTTGGCTATGACCTTGGTTACCGTACAACAGCATTGACTCAAGCCGAAGACGCTTCATACCAAAACGATTTACGTTCTAGCTATTGGGATGAAATGGTTTGGGACAATTTTGTGTGGGACGGGTCTGACATATCTCCGTCTGAGATTGAAGTTACGGGAACCGCCGAAAACATAGCCATCCGCATTTCTTCAAACTCTGACCTTCTCCAGTCTTTCACGGTGAATACCATCATCGTGCACTACACCACACGTCGAGGACTCCGATGAGCAATCCGTACTATACCCACACCACTTACCCAACGCCCAACTCGCCGGGCTCATCGGCAACGATGCGCAACGAGCTGGAAAACGTCACCCTTGGTTTTGATCTGTTGCCAACTTTGACCGGCAACGGTTACAAAGTTGCAATGGTCAATTCGACCGGTACGGCTTTGATTGCGTCCGCTGCTTTGCAGGCTTTGGCCATCACGGCTTCGACAATCAATAGCACAACTATTGGCGCAACTACGACATCAACCGGCGCGTTTACGACGGTGTCTGCAAGCGGCGGTTTTACTGGCGCCTTGACCGGCGCCGTGACCGGCAACGTAACCGGCAACGTGACCGGTAACTTGACCGGCAACGTGACTTCGACGGGGTCTAGCAGCTTTACAAGCGCGACCATATCCGGCGGCACGATCGACAATACAACGATTGGCGCAACTACAGCCAGCACGGTTCAAGGGACGACCGTCACGGCAACGGTTGGTTTTGTTGGGGGGTTAACTGGCAATGTGGTTGGTAATGTAACCGGCAATTTGACGGGCAACGTTACCGCAGCAAGCGGCACGTCAACTTTTAACAACGTGACGGTTTCCGGCACTTTGGCCGGCACTTTGACTGGCAACGTTACAGCATCAAGCGGCACGTCGACGTTTAACAACATAACTATCGACGGCACGCTGGACATGAATGCCGGCACGACCAACACGATTATCAATTTGGCTACACCGGTTAACTCCGGTGATGCGGCGCCTAAAGGCTATGTCGACACAGGTCTGGCGGCAAAGCTGAACCTAGCCGGCGGCACAATGTCTGGCGCCATTGCGATGGGCACCAACAAGGTCACCGGCATGGGCGACCCTACCAACGCCCAAGACGCAGCTACCAAGACTTACGTTGATACCGCAGACGCCCTTAAATTGGCTTTGGCTGGCGGCAC